CCAATGTGACCAATATGCTTAGACAGACTGTGATCTACATGAGTCTGGAATCCATTATCAAGAGCCTTGATGCAGAAATGTACATCCTCACCAATAATTCCCTTAGAACCCCAACCTACGTCATACCACGGCTTCTTTATGGAATTAAATACATCTTTGTGGATCATCACCACACCACCACCAACTGCTGTACAAGGTTCAATACCTTCTTTGCCTCTAGAGTCTATTTTATGCCATGCGTGATGAATAATCTTGCCTTCTTCATCTTTTTCTATCTGAAGATTTAACGCTGTAGGCAAGGTAGGCTTACGTCTAGTTACCGCATTAACACCAACAATCGGTACATTCCTGCTTAACAATATATCTATTGTATCGCTAGGAAACCGCATATCTGAGTCAATAAACAGAATGTAGTCACAACCCTCGCTTAACGCAGCATCAACCAGCTTTTCCCTCTGGTCAAATATCAGCGTTCCAGCCATTGTGTATAACTTCAATCCATTCTCACCAGTACCACAGCGAAACTTAGAATCTCGTCCTACCATCTTCGCAAAGTCAAACGCAAAGCCAGTATGAACCTCGTCCCTAGCAGGAACACATACGCCAACTGTAATACCCATTAGATAGTACCCCTATAGACTTTCCATTGTGCATTATCGGAATCATTGAGCCATTGAGCAAACGCTACATCATCAACAATATGAAATCCCCTCATAACTCCCTTTTTATTCAAGTCATCAATGACTGTAAAAGGTATTCTAGCTACGTGGTGCATATCGCTAAGGTGTCCTCGTCGTTCTTTGTCTGCCTCTCTGATATGGTTGTTACTCTCTAGTATCTCAGTAACATCCTGTTTAGTCTCGATGATAATGCCGCCATCACCGTCCGCGTGTACAACCTTTTGTCTATAGTCCATAAATCCTCATAAATGCCCCCAATCCGAAGATCAGGGGCAGTCTTATTACAGTGCCATATTCAAGTCAGCAACGATACCGTGAGCGGCTTCGTTCTTAACTTCCAGCGTTACTTCGACCAAAACCTGAGTCTTGTCAGAGTCACCAGCTTTTGCAAGCTCGTTAGTCATGAAAGGACGCAGGTAAGCCAATGCAGCGTACTCAGGATCAAGGATCAGAGCATCGCGTGTACGCATGAAACGGTTAGGAACAACGCTCATTGAACCGAAGTCAGACAAGTAAACGTCAGCAGCACCAACGATAGTCGCTTGAGCACCACCAGTACCACCATTGACGTTATAACGGTAAGCAGACAGACCTGTGAAGCTAGATACCTTCTGTTTACCAGTAGCACCAACCATCAGAATCTTAGGTACGCCACCCGAAGCAAATACCTCAGCCACTACTTCTTTCAGCAGAGTCTCAGTAAATGTACGTGTGTTACCGTCTGTACGTGTTGATACGCCGATAGTAGTTGGATCACCACCGTTAGTCTGGACTGACGAGTTAGTCTTGATCCATGACAGCAACGAACCCATCTTACGAGCAGTAGAGTTAGTTGTACCAGCTGAACGACCTTGATTGCTCAAGAGGATAGTCTCGAGGTCACGCTTTAGCTCTTGTGAAGCCTTAGCCAATTGATATGCCTTCTCAGACTTACGACCAGCCTTATTAACTGTATCCAGAGTGCCAGAGACTTTGATAGTCTTTTGCAGAATCTGTGTGTAGTTACCAAGACGAGTAGTTGGTGACAAAGTAGCATCAGAAGCGTCAGCACCCTCAACAGCAGCGTTATTTGTGGTAGCGGCTGCAAGAGAGTCGGTCTGCCACTCGTGGTAAACAGCAGTTGCCTTGCTCTTACCGATAGAACTCATGAATGGAGTTTCAGTAGGAGAAATATCATAAATTACGTCGGTCAAATCTTCACGCTGACCGATTGCGTCATAAGCATTATAAATTGCCATGATTCAATTCCTTATAAAAAGCGTTCAAATACACTAGCTGCATCGCGGACACTTCCGCTAGACTTAGCTCGTGCCTTTAGTTTCCTTGTTTCTTCAGCATTACTGTCTCTAGGTTTGCTTACGCCTGACTTAATCGCTTTAGGAGCCTCGTTCACCTTCTTAGTGATAGCTGGCTTACTTGCAACTAACTTGTCGTACTGCATAGCCTTATAGAGAGTTAGTACCGCACGACTATCATAGACAGCCGCTAATTCATTATCTGAGAATCCTAACTGCTTACCAAAAGCTCGTATATCATTTCTTATAGCCTCACCCTTAGCAGGATCAGTAAACTCAGGGATATAGCTTGATAGCTTCTGCATTTCCTCAGCAACTACGTGCTGCATCTGCATTTGCCTTTCTTGCTCCTGTTGCTGATTAATCCTATTTCTATCAGCCTGTACAGCAGCTAGTTGCTTATCTCTCTGAATCATATCTGCAACCTTTACAGAGTATCCAATAGGATCAGTCTCTTTCAAGTATTCCAGATTTTCTTCTTGTTGCGGCTGTAGCATTTGCTCAATCATCTCAAGTCTTTGCGCGTACGTATCACGCATCTGCTTGGCTTCTTGAACAGCTTGACGCTCTGCTTCTACGGCTTTGCGATCCTCAGCTACTGCTTGCGATTTCTTGGTGTAATCAGTGCCAAGTTGATAAGACTTGATAAGCTCATTAAGCGTTACCTCACGTTCTTCTCCGGCTGCTTTAACCAGATACGTGGGCTGCTCTTGCTCCTCACCGTCATCTTCCTGTTCTACCTCAGACTCATAGTCTGATTCGGCATCGCTTTCGTTAGCTTCTGAAGCGGATTCTGGTTGTTCCTTATCGGAGCCATCTTCCCGATCCATCATGCTCAAGAAAGCGTTAGCTGCACCTTCTACCGTTAACTCACCACTACCTTCCGGTGTCGTGTTTTGAGTATCGCTCATTTATGTTTCCTTAATTATATCGCCAACCGGACGATTCGGACTACAAAATCTTTAACTTTTTTTGATCTATCAGCTTTTGGTCTGCTAAACCCTGAATATGGTTATCAATAGACTCTAAGACTCTGAGACGCAAATACGACTGCTCACGCAGCTCTGTATCTCCATAATCACTATTAAGAAACTTGGCTAACTCAACACCCCTGAGTTCTTCCATCATCTCTAAGAAGTAATCATCTCTCAGCAGGTTAATTGCCCATTCTGATCTATTCATTACATTCCTCTAGTCAGAGAGCCTAGTTCGCGCAAAGCCTTTAGCGTTAACTCAGTCTGTTTGTTCTTCGTATCCTCATCAGCCAAGTCCATAGCCAGTACAGCTTGCAATTGCTTAACTGCTAACTCAGCTTCCTTAATACGTAACTCAGCCGTATCCTTCTGGTTCTTCATCTGCATCTCTATACCTTTGCGTGTATATTCGGCTTCAAGTGTTTGCTTCTCAAGGTCAAGTTTCGCCGCATCGATCTGAGCTTTAGCCTGAGTCTTTTCTCTTTCCACCTCTGCCAACATCTGAGCAACCTGAGCCTGTGCGTCTTGGGTTGGAGGCTGTGGCTGAGAAAGTGCAGCATTTTGCTCTGGCGTAATCTCATTCATGAACTCGTTAGCATCTTTGAAACCTGCCGATTCAATAAACTTCGCAAGTGTATTGCGATACTGACCGATAGATACCAATGGATTAGACGGACCATATTGCTGGATGATCTGCTCTTGCTTAGACAGAACCATTTGCAACATAGCTAACTTCTGATCTCTGTCACCTGAGCCTAGACCAACATTAACGCTAATGTCGTACTCGTTAGCCCACGTTCTAGGATCAAATGTCACGTACTTACCACGCATACGAACGATTCTAGGTTTGTCTTGATACTTGCCCAATAGATGCAAGATTCCTCTAAACAAAGACTTAACGCCTGTCTCAGCAAAGATACGAGCGATTAACTCTAGCTTGCCGCTATTAGACTTCATCATCGCAGCCACAGCAGTAGCCGTAACATTGCTCAGAATATCTGGATCAAGTCCTGCCTGAGCATCGCTAACGCCTGTACGCTTGGCTTGAACTCCATCCAAGTATTCCAGCATTGGCATGGCTTGACTAAATGTACTCTGAACTGTTAGCGGAACCAGAGCGTTCGGATTCTTCATCCGGATTACACCCCCAGGTGTTGCATTTAAGACATCATCTAGATTTACCTGACCATCAACTACACCGATACGTGAATTGTTTGTTAAGTACAGGTTATCTAGGCTCTGACGAGTTATCGTGGACTTCTGGAGTTGAATATCCATCGTTCTATCAGCCAGAGATTGACCAAAGAACTTGTGCGGAATAGGAATAGGACAGATAGAGTGAAATGGAACATAGTCTGTTTCCTCATTTTCCAATATCTCAGAACCGCAATAGACAATACGCCTTAGCTCAGCG